TTGAAATGGCAGCAAAAAAAGGTCCAAAAGAAAAATTTTATTTGGGGAATACAAACCTTCCCACAGCACAGACAGAATACGATTACACTCCTGATATGATCAAGGAGATTGCGAAATGTAGAAAAAATATTCTACATTTTGCCAGTAATTACTTTTATATCATCAATGTGGATGAAGGTAGACAGAAAATTAAACTCCACAAGTTTCAAAAAAGAATTTTAAAGGGATTGATGGAAAATAGATTTAATATCTTGTTGGCTTCTAGACAGATAGGAAAAGCATTGGCACTGGATACTCCAATTAAAACCCCAAATGGTTGGACAACAATGGGAGAATTAAAAGACGGAGATGTTGTTTTTGGTCTCGATGGAAATCCCTGTAATGTTGTTAAAGCACATGATGTTTTGCATGATAGAAAATGTTACGAAATTGAATTTGAAAACGGGGAAAGGATTGTTGCAGATGCAGATCATCGTTGGTTTACTCAAAACTCAAGTGAGAGAAAACGTAAATCAGATGGAAGCGTTAAAACAACCGAAGAAATATTTAAAACATTATATAGAAATAAAAACGAACCAAATCACAGAATACCTTCATGTTTAGCTGGATTAAACTGCGAAGAAAAAAAATTAATTATACCACCATATGTATTGGGGTTGTGGTTGGGTGATGGTGCAAATGAAAGTTCCAGAATAACAGTTGGCGATAGAGACATAAGCGAGACTTTAGAGCTTTTAAAAGAATATACCCAATACAAAATAACTTGTAAAAAATGGAAACAGCAAGCCTATAGTTTAAATTTAGGAATGTTGAGTGGGAGATATGGGATGAAAAAAGAAACATCCTTGAGTGAAGAATTGAGAGAAATGAATCTTTTTAACGACAAACATATACCGAATGAATATATGTTTTCCTCTAGAGAACAAAGATTAGAATTGTTAAAAGGTTTAATGGATTCCGATGGATATATTGATAAAAATGGAATAGGCATTTTCTATAATACAAATTTAAAATTAGCCATACAAGTTAAAGAATTAATAGAAAGTTTAGGATATAAAACAACTTACAAAACATTTATTCCAACATTAAATGGAATTGATTGTAGCGAATGTGCTGAAGTTATTTTTAAACCTAGAGAATTAGTATGTAAACTTTCGTTCAAATCATCCAGAATCGAAGTTAATAATACTGAAAAACCAGAATCGAATAAAAGAAATCAATGGCACTATATAAAGTATATAAGGGAAGTTGAATCTGTTCCAGTTCGTTGCATTACTGTGGATTCTAAAGATAGCTTATTTTTGGCTGGAAAAACTTTAATTCCAACATCAAACACGACTCTTATGACGATTTATGGTTTATGGGTTGCTCTTTTTGAAGAAGATCAGAGAATTCTGATTGTTGCGAACAAAGAACAAACTGCAAAAATGATTCTCAAAAGAATTAAAACGGCATTTGAAATGATGCCTAATTTCATTAAAGCTGGTGCTGTGGAATACGGTCAAACTAATATTACACTTTCCAATGGTTCTTCTATTGGTATTTCCACAACAAGCAGTGATGCGGGTCGTGGTGAATCGGTGAATCTTTTAATTTTGGACGAACTTGCTTTCCTTGAATGCTTTAGCAAAGATACATTAATTAAAGTTAGAAATAAAAATACAAGAGAAATTCAAAAAATAAAAGTAGAAAATTTTACAAAACAATTAAAAGAAAACGAACAAATAATTGAAGAGGGTTTAGGGGACATCATTAAAACATTTGCAAATTTAAATGAATGGGAAATTGAAACCCCTAATGGATGGAGTGATTTCAAGGGCATCACTAAGATGAAAAAGAAACAACTCTATTCTGTAACAACAGATAAAAATAAAAATGTAATTGTATCTAAAAACCATTTTTTCATAGATGAAAATGGTCAAAAATTATTCTGCAAAAACGCATTGAATAAAAATATCAAAACGATTGATGGTTTGGAAAAAGTTATAGAAATAAAAAAATGTAAAAAAGGATATGTTTATGATTTAATATCCGTTGAAAAAGGAAATGTTTTTTATGGTAACGACATATTGCATCATAATTGCGGATTATTGGAAAACTTTTGGAAATCAGTTTATCCCATTATTTCATCAGCTAAAAAATCTAAAATTCTCGCCGCATCAACACCAAATGGTATAGGTAATCTATTCCACGATCTTTGGGAGGGTGCTATTAAAACGGGTGATGAATGGAACGGTTGGCATGGAGAAAGAGTGGATTGGTGGGAAGTGCCGAGTAGAGATGAAAAATGGAAAAACGAAACAATACGAACGCTTGGTTCCAGAGAAGCATTTATGCAAGAGTTTGAAAATGCATTTCTTGCATCCGGTGAAATTCCAATCGACAAGGATGTTTATGATATGTTGGAATCTGGATGTAAAGATCCAGAATATGTTTTCGATGATGGACAATATGTGGTATGGGATGAACCAAATGAAAAATGTCATTATGTCATTGGTGTGGACGTTGGAGAGGGATTGAATCAAAATGCCACAGTATGTCAGATTCTAAACATTACAGACCTCACAAACATAACACAAGATGCTGTTTATTATACAAAGAAAATATCTCCATATTATTTTGCCCAAAAATTACACGATCTCCTACAACAATGGGGAAGACCTCCTGTTCTTATAGAAAGAAATGGTTGTGGAGCACAAGTTATTGATTCCCTCAAAATGAACTATGGTTATGAAAATGTCGTAACTTGGGGAACAAGAGGTGTTGTTGCAAATGAATTCAAAGTCAACAACAAGGCAGGTATTGTTAGCCACTTCAATTCAAAAATCGAAGCCGTTACAAATATGAGATATTTTCTCAATGAAATGAGAAGTATCAAAATAAGGGATATTAAAACCCTGAGTGAAATTAAAGACTTCATTCGACATCCAAATGGAACATGGAGTGGAAGAACAGCAAATACTTTAGATGACAGGGTTATGGCCCTTGTCTGGGCAACTGCCGTTTTTCTCAACGATATTTGCAAAAGATATTATGAGATGATTGCAATGGATGACAATCAAAGACCCCTTAAAATAAAACCAATCGATTATGGAATTACTGATATTGTCTCTCCGAGCAATATATATGTCAACGAAAAAGATGGTCAGGCATTCATGCCACTTCCAACCGTTTTCGGAGAACCCGCTGGATTTAAAGACGAGTTTTCCAATATTCCTGATTATGAAATCCTGAAAAAAGATGGTTGGGATGTTTTCACAAAGGATTATAATTTCTAAATAATTAACATGTCCAACTTGTCCATTTTCCAATCTTCATTCAACAAGCAAAGAAAAGACAAATTCATCATGGTCTTCGATCTTCCGAAGATTTTGAAACCGGAAAAATCCATACTGGAAAGAGGAAATAACAAGGTAATGCCAGATACTGTTCAATATTCTCTTTATGGAACAGTAATTCCACCACTTAACATTCCTTCTACGAATGTTCCATATGGTGGACAAGTTCCAAAAGTCACAACATATGCGCGTCCTGCATTTGAAAACATGACTGTGAATTTTACAGTAGATAATCTTTTTAACAACTATTGGGTATTATATAGGTGGCTCAATTGTTTCAACGATGGAAAAAAAGGATTGTATAAAACTCCACTCCCATCCAAAGGATTAATGACAGATTACCAAACTACAATTTCAGTTTATGGCAGGGACGAATATAATAAAAATGTCATAAAATTTAATTTTTATCACTGTTTTCCTGTAAATCTCGGTGGAATAGGCTATTCGGATAGAGATGCTGGTGAAATGGAATCGTCGTTTCAATATGCATATCACCAATTTGAGGCGGAATTATTGCCTGAAGAATAATTTTTGATCATTTTTTCAAAAAACGTTCTTGAAAAAATATAAATAACTAATATGGCAAGAACAATTCAATCACCAGGCGTCGAAATCAAAGAAATCGACCTTACACTAAGACCCGTCACAATTGAAGGAACTTCAGTTTTTATTGCAGGTTTCGCAGCCCAAGGCCCAATTGATGAGGTTCTTCAACCGACCAGCATTTCTGAATTTGAACAAATTTACGGATCACCCACAAATGCAGCAGAGCGTTATTTTTACCACACTGTTAAGAATGTTGTAAACTCTTCACCGGGCCGCCTTCTTGTAACCCGCCTTCCCTATGGTAATGATAAAGGTGAAGGATTCGAATCTTGGAGATACAGCGCCCTAGCATATCCAGTAAAAGCCCTATCTGCATCATCTTCTTATAATCAAATTCTTTCCGCTTTCGTATCAAATACTATTT